CCGAATCCCAATCGTAATCTGACGGATCAACCTCGGTGATGTCGACCATCACATCGAGATTGCCGCGGTCGACTGCACCGTCTATCACGAACCACTTGTTCGCGTAGCCATTGCGGACCGATGTCCACTGGATGACCTCGCCGGGCACCGCATACGGCCAGAAGCTTGGCGGCAGGACGATCGTGTGTCGGCGAGCTCGGAGCGCGGCAAGGAGCGCCGACTTCATCAACCGCTGCACCTGCTCGGCATACGGCACCAGGTCAAAAGACACATCAGCCAGGAGTCGTCGGTTACCGTCCTTCGCTTCCAGATCTGGCCGAAGGTAGGGAGGCGCAGTCTGCGTCACCCATCCATTGGCCGGCTCGGGATATGTCCCGTTGATACCGTTGATGGTGTCCGCCAAGCCGTAGAACGGCGTGAAGGTCTGCCCGTCGGTCGACAGGATATCGTCATCCGTGAAGCTGATCGTCGGAGTGCCGGGTTCGCCGACAAACAGGCGATAGACGCCGCCGATCTCGGAGAGCGAGCCCTGGCACGCCGTCAGCAGGTTCTCGACTGTGGCATTGACAGGCTGATCAACGGAGATCTCGCCGCCCGATCGGTATTGGGTACCGTCGCCGGAGACAGAGACGATGACCTTGCGGCACTCGTTGATTGCGGTGATCCAGTTTTGAACCGGCAGGCGGGCCGTCGTCAGGCCCTGCACGCCGTATACCCACCGCGTACCATAGCGAAGGCCGCGCATGATGTTGTAGGTCTGAACCGCCGGGAGCCGGTCGCCATCGCCGCCCCACGTCGACGGGTCGCTGTAGCGCTGAGGTCCGGAGCCGCCGACAACGGTCGAATCCTTCGACGGGTCGTATAGCGGAATGCCGTCGACAACGAAGGTCACAGCCGGAAAGCCGCTGAACATGTTCTTCGTCGCGCGAGCATGCACAATCGCGTAGGCTACGCCGTAGCCGATGCGGTCAACGCCCCACGGGCGCTCTATGCTTTGGCAATACGTGTACAGCGCAGGGTCGGCTGCCGTCTGCTTGCCGTTATAGAACTTGACGTAGAGGTTCGGGCCGCTGTTTTCGTAGTCCGGGATTGAATACCCGAACGCTGTGTTGTTGTTGCCAGCCGGATCATAGGTCACCTTCTTGCCGTCGACCCAGACCTCGACGAGGCCGGTGATCGGCAAGTCTGAAAGCGCGATGACTTGGGTGAACCAGGCGTTCGGCGTATCGCCGTCGTTGCCCCATGTATTCGACCAGACGAGACTTCCCGCGGTCGCATAGCGGCCAAGGATGAACGAGCGCGCCAGGTCGCCGCCGCCCTGTATGTCCCCATTGATGGAGAAGTTCGTGTTGTCTTTCTGCTTGCCGGCGAGAGCCTGAGCGGCGAGGCTGAGACCGACGCCGACAGCGGTACGGAGGGCAAAGGTCCCGAAGGCGCCAAGGCTACCGATAAAGGAGCTGACAGCGGAAAATGTCGCGGCCAGTGCCGTAAAAATTGCCATCAGTTAAAGCCTTTTGATGAAAGCTGTTTCCGCGGCGGCGTACCCGCTTCTTCGATAAAGTCTGGCGACGGCCTCGGGCCTTGCCGAATGCTGCGCCGTCAGTTTGACAACAGTGCACCCAGCCGTGGTCACGGCCCACGCCTCGAACCTTTTGATGAAGCTCCACGCCAGCCCAGCCGATCGCTGATCGGGATGGACGTACATGGCCACCTCTTCAGCCATGCGCTCGCCAGTCAGGTAGTTCGTGCCAGCCCGTGCGATGAGAAACCCACAGGCAGCCTCGCCAGCGACGACAGCGAGAAAATCGGGGCTCGCTATCGCCTGAGCGAGAAACGAGCGCACGCGGTCAATCCTGAAGGGATATGAGCCGCCAGCCTCCGCGTGGAAGCTTTCCGCCAACGCGACGAGCGCCGGAAGGTCGCTCAGTCGCGCCTCGTAAATGTCCATCAGAAAATCCCTAGAAACTTCTTGCGTTTCTTCTGCGTGGGCACGACGCCCTTCTGTGAACCCCACCAAATTTTCCAAGTCGGGGTTGTGGCTGCGTCTTTGTAGAACGTGTCACCAGGGTCTCGCAGAACCTGCGTTTCATGGCTTCGCGTCTCGGCGTTGGCGCGCGTCATCTCCTGCGTATGGCTGACGCAGGTGAGCGTTACGCCGCCCTCCTCGTTCTCGCTCGGAGTTTCAATGACAAGGTTGTCGGCGAAGCCAACGAAGCGGTTTTCGGCCGGAGCAACCATCTGCCGCGTGTCCGGATCGAAGAGACCGCGATAAACCTCGACGCGAGCCTGGCGAACATCGTAATCGCGGACAAGCTGCTCCACATGGTCGTTGATCTGCGACATGTGAATTGTGACGTTCTGGACGCTCATGTTCTTGACGAGCGGAATGTCGCTCATCTGGATAAGCGTACCAGAGCCGTAGAAGTTGCGGGTTTCCGTTAGGCCGGTATCGGGATTGATCACCTGCGCCGCTACATCGCCCCAGTCACTCCAAGTGCCATCAGGCACAAGCTCGCCTGTGATCCGATCGCGCGCCACGATCCAGAGGAAGTCGCGAGCAACGAGCCTCCGCTCCTGCAACGCCGCGACGTTGGCCGCAGTCATATTGCGAGGCATCAGCGGGCCTCCCATGCATCGAAAGAGATCGAGCCCGCGCCGGTCGAAAGGTCCGTCTGCGAACTGATCGTGTCAGGGTCGACCGACATGATGCAGTGAGGACGCTTGACGCTCACCGCTGTGCCTGCCGTGACCGACGGCCAGAGGTGCGGGCGCACTTCAAGCGTAGGGAACACGCCGGAGACGTTTGCAACCGCGTCCGCCTGAACCCAATGCAAATCAGTGTTGCCTACCTGAATCATGTCGCCTTCAGACAGCTTGAACCCCGGAGGGAAGCCCCGAATGCTGAACACCTTGCGGTTGGGATCGATGCCGGTAATGCCGCCAGTTCCGTCAAATGAGCTTCCCGTCGGCCAGGCGCCGCGAGGATAGGCGATCGGGTAGCAGCGGGACAGGTTGACGCCAATGAACGACTGGATTCCGCCGTCCATGCTGGCGAGTATCGCCCGCCATTTGTCGACGGTGTTCGCCCGAACGATCTTCGTCACATATGAAGCATGCCAGATCGGCGAGCCGAGATCCTTGGCGAATGTCTTGCCACCTGCAGTGCGGGAACGCTCCTGACGATAGGCAAGCTCGAACCTCGTCGACCAGCCCGGAAAGCCCGCGAGAATGTCGCGCGGAAAGGCGATTGCCATTTAAAGACCTTTCACGTTGCTTTTACGAGCCTTCTGGACAGCGCTGATGGCACGAGAGGAGAACTCGCGGCGATCCTTCTCCTGCAACTGCTCAAGCCGCGCCAGGCGCTCGCCATCAACACCGCGGTTGTCGTAAGACGGCGAGTAGTTGATGGAGACCGAGCCGTTCGAACCGCTATCGCCCTTCCGAGTGATCCGCTCACCTCGCTCCAGGATCGCCGGCACCTCATTGGGACGAAGGCCAGCAATCCCACCGTTGTGATACCGCTTCGCTCCCTTGAAAACAGAAGGGGAGAACGCGCGGCCATGCCCATATCCATCTGAGCCGGCGATGCCGCCATTATGCAAGATACCGGGAATTATTGCGCCTCCGAATATTCCCTTTCCGGTACCGCCGGCACCCGTTGATGGAAACAAGCCGTTCAACCCTGCGTCAAAGAGCCGAGATGCAACCCTTTCGAGAGCGCCAGCTAGAATGTCTGCCCCGCTCTTTCCTTCTCGAAGATCGGAGATGATCCCCCCAAGAACGTCGCGGCTGACGTCTTGAAGCTCCTCCATTGCATCACGGTTGGCCCGGATAGCATCTCTCTCCGCGTAGGACGCCTCAACCAGCTGAGAGATTTTCGCCTTCTGCTCATCGGTGGCGGCGGCACCAGCGCGACGAAGCGCGTTCGCTTCCGCCCGCTCGGCCGACGTCATCCCGATCAGGCTTTGCTCAAATTCGAGCTGCTCGATCAGTTCAGCGACAGCTTCCTTTTCGCGCTTCGCCGACTCCGCTGCCTTGTCACGGGTTGCCTTCTTCGGCTTGCCGTAGAGATCGTCGTTGTTGAGGCTCTCATCCCGGAGGGGGTTAGAGCCAGGAACCGGCCCGTCTTCTGGAAGACTGAGACTTTCGTTTTGGATTGCCCCATCCGAGGACCTGTCGACACCAGCATATGCGCCTTGAGAGGGGTAGAGCGCTGTGGTCGCGGCTCCCGTCTGAGCGTTGACCTGTTGGACGCTACTGGCCGCTTGAAGTGCGGCGGCGGCTAACTTCTCGAACCTGTCCCGAAACTCGTCAATCGCAGGGATACCGCTACTATTGACCGCCGCGGCCAATGCGTCTTGGACGCGTTGGACGTCTTCCACCCTAAGCGAGCCGTCACGTGCCGCCTCTGAAAACTTGTTGAAGGCATCTTGGAAATGAAGAATCACTTCCGATTCTTCGCCTGCATTCTGCAGCTTGTTCACGAAATCATCATACGCGGTGATCACGTCCTTGATGGCTGCATTCGTATCTTCGAGAGTGTTCTCGTTAATAATCTGAGCGCCAGCCTGAAGGTCACTGATCTTCTGCGCGCGCTCTAATTCGTCAGCGTACTCGCGAAGCGCGGGTACAGCATCGCCCCAATCCTTGGCGAGTTGCTGGATCAACTGAGCCTGCTTCTGAAGGGTTTCCTCAGACTTCTCTCCGTTTGACAACAGCGAGGTGAAATACTGCACGGCCTCGCCGCCAAGGGCGATGACAGCGATCGTGGCGAGGGATACAGGGTTGAGCAGTGACGTGAAAGCACCAGCAACGCCAGCGACCGCACCGCGCACACCTGTTCCGCTGCCCAGCGCCTGCGTAATCTGAGTTCCCTGCTGTAGAGCTATTAGGAACGGCGATTGACCGCCAGCGAGCTGGACGCTGATGTCGTTCAATTGCGCGGCGAGGTTGCCGGTCTGAACCGTGGAGGATCGCATCGCATTCTGGTAGCGCTTGGCACCCTGCTCTGCCGTCGTGAAGGCGCGATTGCTATTGGCTGCGACCTTGCCGAACGCATTATCGGAGGCCTTGTCTATCCCCTTGAAAGCATCCTCGATAGCCTTCGTGTTGGCCTGCGTTTGACCAACCAGAGATTTTAACTGCCGTTGGATTTGACGGGTGTCGGCACTTATGCTCAAAACCAGCTGTTCGTTATCAGTAGCCAATGGGAGGCACTCACTTGGATGGTTGGTTGAAAGGGCTCGTCGCCACAGCATGCGTTGTCATCATCGCTGGCGGCGCTCACTACGGCTGGACACAAGTGCAGGCGTCGAAGGTTCGGGAAGCAGCTAAAGAGCGTCTTCAGATAGCGAAGCTGACACGCGAGATATGCAATCAAATGGCGAACGCCACGATTCCAGAGAAGCCAGGTCAGGCCCCACGAACGACCGTGTTCCTGAAGGACCTCACACCTGCGATGATCTTGGCCGCTTGGATGCCTACGAGAGAAACCAGCTCGATTTAACTGGCATCTTCTAATCATCCCGATGAAAGCCACTCCCAAAGCTCGTCCTTCTCAGTCGCGCTCAACTTCTTGTCGCCCTCCGATTCCTCGCAGACGGCGTCTAGAGCAGCGAGATATTCGAAAATCGACAGGCCCATCACCTCTTGAGGCGACAGGCCCATGGCTATTCCGTTTCCGATGACGGCGGCAAACCGGATCTTCCCATTCGGGAGCGGCTCTTCCGCTTTACCGGGCTTGCCGCCACCGATTTTTTTCCGACGTCCTCCTCCGCGCTGCCGATGACGCCAGCCCCAAGGACCTTCTGTGCAACGACGAGGTTTTCCAGCGGAGGCCGTCCCTCGACCTCGGACTCGACCAGCGTCAAGGCATCACCCTGTGACATGCCGCCGCCGATCAGCCCCCATTTGATGACCTCCGAAATATCCTGAAGCCGCCAGCGACCAGACACCAGCCGATCGAGGACGAGATAGGGGCCCGCGTCGCAGGCCTCCTGGATCTTCATCAGTTCACGCCAAGCCAGCTTGAAGAACGTCCGCCGGCCATTGAAAGGAACCTCGCAGGAACCGTCTCTGCTCATTACGGGGTCACCGGCGTGACGGTACGGACCATTTCGCCGTCGCTCTGCATGGAGACGTTCAGCGTTGCGCGGCCGGCATTGGCTGCCCCGGCTTCAACACTCTCGAGATGCATGGCGCCCGTCCAGGTGATGGTCTTGGCGGGGAACTCCCATTCGACCTTGACCGGGATAGAATCGATGCTGTCGAAGGCATCGAGCCAGGTCTCGACGCTCTCGGCCGCGAGAACGCCCTCACCGGCGATCGTCATAGAAAGCGAGGTGGCGTCACGGCCCAGCCAGTCGACCTTGTCGGGGTCGTCGCAGTCCGGAACGTTGACCTCATTCAGGCCCTTGTTCAGGGTGATCGAACGCTGCGTGAACCCGCAGGGAGCGGAATACCCAATTGGGGTAGCATCGTCACCGATTAGGACGCGGAACTTCCCGCCCTTGATGGTAGTCGCCTTGGTCATTTTAGGGTCTCCTAATGGCGGTTAAGGTTGTTCCGCGAATGCCTCGAAGGTCATCACGGCATGCGATGTCAGGCCGTCCGGGTCTCGTAGGAATCGGGTTTGGCGGTGACGGAAAAAGACGAGAGCGTTTATCGGCAGAGTCAGGTCCGGTGACTTGAGCGCCTTTCGGATCTCGTCGCTGATGCGCTTGGCTTCTGGGTACCCGGTAGCTCTCGACCAGACATCGATGTCGAGCGAGATCTCGAAGCCGTCGACGCAATCGGCGTCGTCGCTCGTCTCGTCGCCCTCCCCGATCGTGACGTAGGGAAAGACCTTGTCTGCCGGTACAGCGTCGTAGATGCGGCTCCCGACCAGAGGCGTGAGGCCAGCCGAGGCCTTCAGGCGTGCCGCTATGGCACCCTGCAATTCCAACGATGGTGAGGCCATTGCTAACCCTTGGCTTTTTTCACGGCCTTGCGCACCGCAGCCGCCATCTTCCGGCGGATCTTCGGTCGCTCTTGGCGGTAGGTGGGGAAGATGTGCGGACGCTTCGTCATCTTGACGGTACCGAACTCAAGGAAGCGCCAGATATAGTCGGCGAACACCCCCGTCGCATTGGGGTCCTTAGTTTCGTTGTCGATCCCTTTGCCGCTAACAGAACGCTCTCCCGGCCGGTTGGACAGCTTGTCCGCCTGGATGCTCTGCCTATACGAGCCGGTCTCGCTCGGAGCGCGAGGCTTGATCTTGTTCGCGAGCGACTGAGCGCCGTCCATCTGCGCTTTCGCCAGTTCCTTCTCAGCTTCAGGAACGATGCCGTTCAGGAGGCTCATCGTCTTTTGACGGCTGAGAAACTTGGCTTTCGTCTTCATCAGGCGGCAACTCCCGTCTGCACCTCGACGTAGACCCAGTAGCGGTCTGACACGGCATCAACGATCCGGATGGCGTAGACGTCGCCGGTGCGAACATCCCTCATCCGCCAATCCGCTTTGATCTGCGTCGTCTGCGCCGTGGAACGGAGGTAGACGCCCAGGATGTTGCGGCCTTCCAGCCGCGCGGCAACAACAGCCTCGGAGCCGCCCCGGGGGCGAAATGCGGCCCACGACTTGAACCGCTCGGCAAAGCCGCCTTCGGTGTTGCCGTAACCATCATCAACCGTTGTCCGCTCGTCAAAGGCGACGCGGTGCTGCAGCTCGCCAGAGGTTGGCTTACTCGGCGCCATCGGCGGGCTTTCCTGCTGACGGGAGCTCGACAGCCTTCTTGGCCGCAACCGCCTGATCGGCGCATTCTCGTTTGACGGTCAATTCCATTCCGGCCTTGTAGCCGATCGTCGACTGAGGCGTTGGCTTGTAGTCGAAGTCATGGGTGAAACGGACACGGGCCATTGAAAGCTCCTTCAGGCGATTGCAGGGTCGCGGAGGCGATACAGGAGCGCCACCACAGGATTCTTGGGGTCACCGGAGCCGAGACCGGGGAGAAGGCCGCCGGTGTCGGCCACATCGAGCAGGCTCTGGATGACGAGCAAGATCGCTGCCGAAACGCGCCCGGGGACGGTCGTCTGGTCCCATCCATGATCTGGCTTTTTCAGGTAGTCGATCACCGCGTCTTCGGCCTGGCTAATCTTCAGCTCGATATCAGGAATGCGCTCATCGGCATCTACGAGTTCTAGGCGGAGCGCGAGATTGACTTGGTCGACGGTTACAAGGGCCATGTCACTTCCCCTTCGCCGGAGTGCCTATCGTCAGCGGCTGAAACGGCTTGGCTTCCTTTGCCTCGCCGTTCTTTCCGTCGCGGCCCTTCTTGGCGCAGAGGGTCCAGTCCTTGGAGCCGTCTCCCGGCTTTTCAGAAGTCGCCTTGTCGCAATGCCAGAGCGAACCCGCCCAGGTGACGGTGTCGCCGCGCTCGTAGGGCTGGCCGTCCTTGAAGACGCCGCGGTAGAGCATGACAGGGAAGCCAAGCTCGACCTTGTAGTCGAGTTGTTTGCCAGTGAAGGACAGGAGCACCGTGCGCCCGTCATCCATTACGGAGGCGTCGAAGTCTTCGAGGTTGAAGCCATCGCGGCCGGGCTTGCCGGGCTCGCCGTCCTTGCCGACGACAGGCCCGAGGTTCTTCGGCTCACCGTTGGTCATTGTGAGGACGAGGTTGCCGTCGCGATCGATGAAGGCGCAGGCCAGGCCAAGGCCGTCCTTGCCGTCTTCTGGGGCCGGGATAGCAGCTGCCGCTTCCTTGATGGCCTTTCCGACTATCGCTGTAATATCCGGAAGCTCTGGTGTGTTCGGAATTTCCGGGATGACGATCGCCTCTATAGCTGTTTTCAGAGCCGCGAGATCAGAGGACAGATCCACTGGCGCCGGGATTGCTTCGATGCGCTTCTCAAGAGCATCCATTCGAGCCGCGAGTGGCGCCAACTCCTTCTCCAGATATCCCTTCACCACGCCGACGATCTCAGCGCCGAAGGCCTTTCCATCGAATTTCATCAGCGAAGTCCTTTGAGAATTTCCACCAAGGCGGCGCGAGCCTCTGCCTCAGACGGGTTGTCGTTGGCCGGATCAGGTTCTGTCGAAGCAGTTTCAGGTTTGGCCGTACCGAACGGGTCAGCCTGTGCATCGCGCTTGGCGAGGGCATCCAGACTGTAATTCTGCTGCTGCAGGTAGACGCTGCCACCGCCCGGCACAGGCTTGAGATCCAGCTTCCGCCGCTTCTCGTCTATAGTCATGATGCCGGACGCCTTATCGAGCGTCTCCATCATCGACACGCTGTCCATACGTAGGAGGCCATCGAGGTCGAATTCTGTACCGAGCGATTCCCCTGTGCCGAGCCCCTCGTCCAGGCAGAGCTCAATGTCCTCGATCAGCCGCTGCAAGCACTGACTGTAGAACTCGACGTTCAAGCTCTGGACGTTGTTGTTCGTCGGCATCTGCCCTACGCCGATCTTGTAGGGCGGGACATGGTAGGTCGAGCAAATGACCTCAGCACTCCATTTCAGCTGCTCGATCATTTGGCTGTCTGTGGATTTGGCTCTCATCGCCTCGTACTTGAGGCCGTCGCCAAGGACCGCAACCTTGCCGGCGTTCTTGCCGGAGAAATTGCTATCCCATTTTTCCTTGATCCGTTGCGCGGTAGCGTCCTCAATCGCACCGGGAGCCGTGAGCACACCGCCCGGCTGGGCTCCGTTCTGGAAGAACAGAGTGCTGTCGTTCTGGATCGCAAGCACCTGCATCGCTGCCAAGCCGCTGGCAAAGATCGGCGATAGGCCAACCAACGGGTGAAAAAAGCAGTTGAACCGGTCATGGATGATTTCGCGCGCCGGGACGGTAATAAGCTGGTCGACGCCACTCAAAGCGTCTGTATTCATCTGGTAGAACACCGCCCCACTGTCGGAGACGAGCGGCGTCACTAGGTCGGGGTTCAGAACATAGAGCTTGACCACAACGCCGCGCCCGTCGCGCTGCTTCAGGATATATGCGTTCCCTCGCTGCAGCTTTGACAGCACCCAGCTCTCCATGAACTGGATACGGGTCTGCCAGTCGTTCGGCTTGCGCAGGACGGGCGAATAGGCTGGGTTTGAGGTCTCCGACCAAATGCCATTGCTATCTTTCGCCACCAGCTTGATACGAAGTTTGGCAATGTCCGAGGCGATCAGCGTCCGGCACGCAAAATCAGCGTGATTGGACAGAACGGAGTCGAATTTGATCTCGACGTTCTGCTGCCATGCACCCGGAAAGCTTTCGAGGATCGACCACCATCCGCGACCGCCTTGCGGAACAGGCGAGACCGCTTTCTCAACCGACTTTGCGCGGGAGATATTGAACCCAAAAAGGCGCATCAGTTAGCGTCCTTCGCCTCTGCGATTTTCGTCTTGAGGGTTTCGGCATCCCAACCGTGGAACGGGCGCTTGCCAGTCACCGCCTGATATTCGGTGCGAAGCACTGCCAACGGCTTTGCTGGCTCTGCGCCTAGCCCTTCAGCGCCGGCCGCCTTTGCCTTCTTGATTGCGATCAATACGCGGGCAGTCTGGCTCGGTGCGGTGAACCTGTCACCCGGCAGAAGCCGACGCGTTCCATAGCTCATACGGCGAGTAGCAATCAGGTCCATCGAACCCTCCATCAAAATAAGGAGAATGGCGGGGCCGAAGCCCCGCTTTAGCGCTTTACGGTGCCACCGCGCCGTAATCGGCGTCGCCAATGTAAGCGACGGCAGATGCGCGGCGCTTCGCGAAGTTCAGCGGGCGCACGACCTTGATGGCCACGGAATCCGTCTGGAACATCGACACAACGCTCGTGTTCGCGGTCGGCGTGTCGCTAGCTCCGGCCGGTGCGCTGTCCATCTCAATGGCGGCTTCGGTCGAAAGCGAGACTTCCACGCCGCGGTCGCCGATTTTGTAGATGTCGGACGGTTTCAGCAGGATCAGGTCGCCGGCTCCGACATTGCCGCCAGCAACAAGCGGATCGCCGAGCAGGCTGCCGCCATTCGCCGACAAACCGGGGAATGCCCAATTGCCGAGAGCGTTCTGCATGAGGCCTACGGACTTGGCGAGCGACTGCGTGGTTACGAACTGGAGGCCGTCAGCGTTGTTCGCCGCGATGAAGCCAGCATAGAGCGCCTTGACGTCGGCAATAACGCCTTCGATGTCGGAGCCCGCGCTGGTGCCGGCCGTGACGCCGTTGAGGATGCCAGCCGGCGATACCCCAGCAACGGCTGCGCCGGTGCCAAGGAAGGTCTGATCGACACGCTGCGCCGATGCCTCGACGAGGGCGTCTCGAACGAGCTTCTCAGCGGACGGCGATGAATCGCGAAGAAGTTCCTTCGACACCACAGCAAGAGCGGCAACCTTGAGAGGCGTCAGGTTCACGTCGAAGAAGTCAGCCTTGGTGACCGGAATGGACTTGGATTGACCAACCCAGTAGCCGGTGGCAGCACCATCCTGGCCAGCGATGTTGACGTTGGCCGGCACTTCGCGCAGCGGCAGCTTGTCGAACACGGTACGGCTGTACAGGTATTCGATGAAGTCGCCGGTATAGCGATCGATGTGAACGAGCTCCGAACCCCACTCGCCGGATTCTGTACCGCCGCCTGCGACAGCAGCCTTGATGGTTTCAACGAGCTGTGGGTTGCTCTTGCCCCAGCGCTTATGAGCGACGCCGACCGCCGACATGTCATCGATGCGCGCCAGGGTCTTGGCGATCACCATGCGTGTGAAGCTCTGCCCTTCGAAGGCTTCGTCCTTGTCGCTCTTGATGACGACGGGAGCGCCCATACGGACGGCAGCGCCCGCTTCTGTGGTCTTGATCTGATTGGCTATTACCGGCTTTGCGGTGAGAGCCTGCGTCTTTTCCAAAGCGCGAAGGCGCTTCAGGTCGCCGTCGATCTGGCCGACTTCCTGTTCGAGCGTGTCGAACTCTTCCTGCTCGGACTGATCGGTGGATCGGCCTTCGTCGATGGACTTATGCATGACTTCACCCATGCGTGCGGACTTGGCCTGCCGAGAGGCTTCCAGCGCCGCGATCTGTTCTGCTACGGTCTTCATAGCTGCATTTTCCTTTGGCTTGAGATTTACCGGTTTGGTGGATTTTCCCGAGGCGCCGGGACGAGCAGGCCGATCGTTTGCCTTCGGCTCTTTGCCGGTCGCGGCGAGCAGAGGGCGATCGATTGACTTGATGGTGGAGATCACCGCGTCGGCATTGGCCGGTACGGACACAAGAGAGAGTTCGAGCACTTCCGATTTGATGAAGCGGATACCGCCATCATCCATCCAGGCATGCTCGAGCGAACGAAATCCAATCGAGACGGCGCGCACGAGGCCGGCCTTAAGCTCGCCCCACGCGGTTTCGATCCGGTCGCGCAGTGGGCCAGCATCTTCAATCTTCGGCAGCTTTGCCTCGAAGGTGATGCCGTCCTTGGTGGGTTTGTCGAAGGTCACGGTGCCGACAGGCTTGTCGTGAACGTGCTGATGTAGCAGTGGCATCGGGTTCTTGAACTGGACACCGAGGGGTTCCACAATGTCGCCGACACGATCCGGGTTGGGTGTGGTTGCGACGCCGCGGATAATGCGCTGATCCTCCTCGACGGCTTTCACCGTCAGGACCGAATACATCCTGTTCATGTGTGCTTCCTTATCGGCCGCCGACGACAAGCATCTGGAATTGCGGCTTACGCTTCGGTTCTGGGTTGCGGCTCATCACCGTTACGGCGTTGAAAAGAGCCATCGCGACGTCAATCTTCGCATCGCCGGCGTTCTGCTTCGTCGCTCTAATGGCAGTGGCCGTGGGCTCGATTTTTAGGTTGCCAACGCACCACTGCATGAGGCCGGTGCCAGAATGGCGCAAGGTGCCGTTCGCCAGCTTGCGCTCCGCCGTCTTGATGGCATTCATCAGCTGGAAGCCTTGCGGAACACCGATCAGCATCCCCTCTTCCTGGGTGACGCCTATCTCATCCAATGCTTCGACCATTTCGCCTAAGCCGGCAGGGTCGACGGCCACACAAGCGAGCAAGCCGGCATCTTTGATTTGAGCAATGATGCCGACGATGTCAGAGATATCCTCGAGCTCGTCGTCGACGATCGTCAACTCGCCCCGGCTCTCGAATTCGCGCAGCTTGGTTGCGATCGACTGGCGTCGTTTCAGCACACCGTGGTGACACCAGGCGTGCACCCAGCACAGCCACTCTCGCGTCACTTTATGCCTTCCGACAACAGCAAGGCCGAACAAGTCATCGAGGCCGCCGCCATCCAACCCCGGAACGATCACGTCGCAGTTGGCGACGAGATAGTCGAGCGTGATGCTCTCTACTGCCCTGCCGTCCCAGAGATCCGCTCCCGGCCACCTGTTGGCGCGAAGGTTCATGCCGATCTCGACGTTCAAATGCTTGGCGAGGAACGTCGCCAGCGTCGTCCGATCGCCCGAAAGCTCCTTAGTCATCTCGTCTTGCAGCCACTCCTGGCTGACCGATCGACCAATGTTCGGGTTCGTGACGTAGAAGTTCGCCGGATCCTCGTAAGCCTTCGTCTTGATCATCTCTGGCGGGAATTCGTAGATGACCGGCAAGAATTTCCGGTTCTCTATCACTCCATCGCGAATGTTTCGCGCGTAGTCGAGCTTTGCCTTGAAGACGCCGGCCGGAGGCTCGTCGCTCTGCGTCGACAGAGTGATTATGAACCCTTCCGGCCTCGACACCAGGCCGCCCGTCGCCTCCCTGAGCATCGCATCCGCGTTCGCTCGTTTGCCGAACACCCAAAGCTCGTCGATCAGGATTCGGCCAGCCTTCTTGCCGGACACTGTGTCCGTATCAGCGGCCACCACCTTCAGCGCCGCATCGGTCCCGAGGTGCTTGATCGTCCGCAGATGGTCTTGGACGACAAGCAAGCCGCCCTCGTCGGCATTCGCGTCGAGCTCCGGATCCGCACGGACCATCGCGGCGGCAGGCTTGTAGCTGTTCTGCGCAACTTCGATCGTCGGCGCCAGGATCAGCAGCTCCTCGTTATGCCGCCAGTTGATGATCAGCGCCGTCAGCATGATCGCTGCGGCGATAGTGGATTTCGTGTTCTTCTTGCTGATCAGCAGAAAGAATTCGGTGATGAGCTGCTTGCCGGTCTCGGCATCGTACGCCCCGAAGATCGCCGCGACGAAGTCAAACACCCACTGGTCACTTACTTCGCCAAACGTCGGTTGGCCTGGCAGGTCTGTGACCTTCAGCGCCTTGAATACGCTCAGGGCGTAGTCGGCCTCGCTCTGGAAGAGTGGCCGGAATGCTATCAGCGACCGTTGCGATACGATCCGCTTTTCCCAGTCCGGGCATGCTGTCGACCAATGCAGCGTCACTTGTTATCGACCACCAGCTTTGGGCCCGGCCGCTGAGCGAACTTACCGCCACCGGCTGCAGCGGCTGCGGCCGCATCTTTTCGAGCAGCTTTCTTTCCCGCCGGTGCCGCTGACTCGGTGAGCGTTTTCAGTGTGGCGCTGAGATCCTTCAAGGTCTTTGCCCGCTCACCGAGCGAGATCGCCTTCAAGAGTGCCTGCCGTCTCCGCGGATCGCTCTCCTCGTCGCAGATCATGTCTTCCAGCTCGCCATGCAGTGACGTCACTGCGTCGAGCTCGTCCATCATCCGGCCAGCAAGCAGTTTGCCCTTCTCCGACAGGTCCACAGTAGGTTCCACCGGCTTGGCAACTCGTTCAACCGGCTCGGACCGGTCAATGTGCTTGGGTTTGGCGTCCCTTACCCAGCCATCAGCTTTCGCCTTCTTGTTAATCCCGGTGTGAGAAACCCCATACCAGCGGGCAATGTCGCGGACACTCATGGCGCCAGCCCGGTAGTCTTTCTCGATGCCGGCCCAGTCGATGGGCTTGTTCTCTTTAGCCATGGTTTCCACTCTGGTTTCCGGCTGGAAACTGCTGGATCACAAAAAAATCTCTACATGTGGGGGACGCGGGTCCGGCCGCAGAGGCGTTTCGGATCTGGCATACCCCCCCGGGCTGCTCGATCGCTGGAACCTTCGGTGGTCCGCTACCGTTGAACGCTCATGAAGAGCACCGATAAGAAAGCCAGCCGAGGGATGTCTCGGTTTGTCATCATCATCTTCCTCATCGCGATCGCCATTGCTGGGGTTTACATGTACGCGGTTGGTCCTCAGTGGCCCTAAGCCTTCTTGGCTCTACAGTCCTACTAGTGCCCTGCGCTCCTCGGACTGGATCAGCCCATCGTGGATGCGCTTGGTCACCGTCTCGATGTTGTTGATGTCCCAGAAGAGAGTCGGATCACCGTGGTGCGGGATCCTATGGTTCGCCACCGGTGCGTTCTGATCATTGCCAGTGCCCGAGCATAGCTCTCCGCTGCGCTGGCAGAAGTAGAGGTCGCGCTCGAAGGCCTGACGCCTCAGCCTCTCCCATCGTGGAGTGTTGTACCAGGCTCGCCAGGGCTGTGTCTGGCGGCGGTGTCGGTCTCGTGCCTTCTCACCCTTGGGTCTACCAATGAGCGGAGGAAGAGTGGCCACAAGTGGCTTAATGGTGTTGAGCTTGCCCATGACTACTTCGCCTGTAGGGTAGCATTAACCCGCAAATTGCATGATCGCGTTTTGGATTGGCGAAACATGGGGCTCGGAGTGGACGCTGATACGAACTTCTGGATCGCGGCTCTTGGAACGGCAACGGGTATATTCGGATTTTGGCTGGCGTTGCGGGGGTCATCTATGGCCGAAGACAGGCGCTCGCTGCTGAGGGACCGACGTCACCCGATCTAGAGGTTATCTCCCATGGATGGCTCTCGGGTTCGGATGAATGGTACTCAATTGACGTGATGACCAAGAACCGAACCGATCGCTTTTGGGATATGGCCTCAGCACGTCTAACCCTGCCAGTTGGCGGAAAGCTCGTCACATCCCAGATCGTGCTCGTCGATGACGGCTACGGGAACAGGATTTCTCCCGCGGCTTCTGACCTCTCAGCGGACAACCTGACCAACGTCACCTCTCCGGTATCATCGGTGGCGCCCGCCGGCACGGCATCCCAGTTCAAGTTGGTGGGGGAGACCGACGGATGCCGCGAGGTTTTCTTTGCCTACATCCCATCGCGGCTTCGAGCGGAATTAATCTCGATCGAATTTACTCTAGAAGACAGAGCTCTCAATGTTCGCCAGATCAGGACCACATTGAACAGGAAGCTTAAGCCCAGAGCGACAAGTGCCACCGAGTGAGTAATAAGGACCACCTGGTTCATCCACTACCCTAACTGACCATCAATCATCGTCGCCGGACACGCTGGCCGCTTATTGCAACTCTTCGCTGTATTCGATTAAGTCTCACCTGGTTTAGCCCCGTGAGGTGAGTCGGAAATGCGCTTGAACACCCCTTGTGAAGCATTACGCCTAAAACAGTGCCTTGAGCTTCGATATGACGGCTACACACGCGTCGTTGAGGTCCACGCCGTTGGGACGACACAAGACGGCAATGACATCATGCTCGCCTGGCAGGTCCGCGGCGGCAGCAATAGCGGCGAGCGTCAAGGGTGGAAGTACCTGCGGCTTGATGAAACGTTCGCGACCCATGTGGTCGATGAATTATCGAGGGGGCCTCGGGCAGGCTACAAACGTGGGGACAAAAGAATGGCCTACGTGCGCTGCCAGCTCTAGGTCCGTGTGCCTTCAAGAGAAAGTCCAGATATGGAGTCTACGCATGCGCATGAAAGTGTCTATACGAGACAAAAAGAACCCCGATCATCGGTTATCTTGGAGTTTTCTGCTTCCGAAGAAGGGGACATTGCCAACTACGTCAAGGCTGCTGGCGACAACTTCCGACTGGAGTATCCAGACGTGAGCTTTGAAGACAAGCTTATTCTCCCGTCGTGCGGCTTACCCGATCAGGGCCGCGTGGACCGGCGTCTCTGCGCACTGTACATCCACAAATCAGTGCGCAGACATTACCATATGGTAATGAGTTTTCAAGCGGTTCCGCTCAGTTTCAACAACTGAGCCATCGTTTCCATAACCAAAGAACGTGACGACGGCGACGTCATGCTGCGCGACAAACTGCCGGCCAGCTCAGAATAGTGCGCGCTGCGGATCTTCCTGCTGCCTTTGGATTTAGCGTTCTTCATCGCCTTCAACTCGCGATCGACTTCGTCCTGCCGCACCTCATATGCTTTCCGGCTCAAGAACTGCTGATCCTCAAACCACTCCGTAAAGCGGAGACGGTCGATCGTCTCTTGGGGAAAGCTGAAGGGTTCCGGCTCTTCGCCATAGGTCCGGCTGAACTTCAATAGCTTGCCTACGCCTTCGACTGCCTCGACCTCAACAAACCGCCGCTTGGGCAGGTTGACGAACACATACCCCGTGAAGATCGGGAAGCGCTTTTCGATGAGCTTGCGGTTCCGGTGATGCCTCACCACCAAACGGTACGTAGGCATGAAGCACTCGAAACCGGCGTTGGCAAGACTGCGCTCGACGAGGCTGAGGCTCGGCGCCCGATCGTCGTTCGCCGGCGTCGACGGCGAGCGCTGGGACCCTGGGACCGCCTTGACGGCAAACCATAACTCCTGCCCTCCTTGCCTGCCCTCCTCGCTGCGAAGACCACGAAACGTCAGCTCTTCGGCCTTCGTCTCCTTCGCCAGCCGCTCTTCGTTGCTGGGGTTGAAGGCTCGGTTTAGTGTTTGCATTTTCAAATTCGTACATCCTTCAATTTGTCCATGATGGAGCTGCGGCGAATCTTGCCGGCTTTCCGCGCTTGCTCGAGTTGGGCCTTTGTAGGCGCGAGACCGATCGTCACTTGCCTGACGGTAAAGCCCTTGCTCCGGAGGGCTTCGACTTCCCTGCGGCAGTCCTCGGCGTTCAGGTTCCCGAGATGCTGATCCTTCCTGCCGTTCTCGATGCGATCGATCCGCCAGCTTCGGAAATCTTGCATTGGCATCCGGTAGAACTCATAGGCGACGATGACGGACACCGGGCGGAAGCCTCTTGTCGCCGTCTTGATGCGCTCGGCGTTCACCTTGCCGAGGAGCTTCTCGATCATGCGCTGCTGGACGTCTTCGGGGAGTTGTTCTTCGATCGCTGAAGTCATTGCTTCTTCCCCTGGTAGGCGCCTGATTTCGACGGTCTGGTGGGCTGGTATTCATGTTCGGCCTGAGCTGCTTTCCACATGGGCGCGAAGCCGTTGAGCGACTGGTAGCCTTCGACCTCTGGGAGGTATTGAAGGGTCACATCACCCTTGCGGCCGGACCATGAGAAGCGAGCCTTCTTCACCCAGACGACGGTTTCGTTCAGGTCTGGGTCTGGAACATCGATCACCACGCCATGGTCTGGCTTGTTGTACCATGCCGCGGAGCCTTCGATGTCGTAGAGCGTCGGCGTTCTGGCCTCTCCGCCTTTCCCCAACTCCTTGGTCGGGTGGGCAACTACAATCGCCAAAACCTCGTATTTCAGGGCGAAGCGGCGGATCTGGCGCAGCGCCCTGTTGATGTATTGTGTCTCGCTCTCGTTCCTTGGGCGGTAGTGCTCAACCTCGTTCCACGGGTCGATCACCAGCACTCGGATTGAATGCCGCAAGACCGCATCGGCCGCGCGCTCGAGTAACCATTCCAACGTCATATCGTCATCGGCATCGCCCGTGGGATCGGCGTCGATGAATACGAAGTGCTTCTGAATAAACACGTCAGCGTCTGCGACGATATCACGGTTCCATTGCTTGCTCTCGACGCCAGACGCGGCCAGACGCAGCTTATAACGCAGCGCCGGCACCGTCGGGATCTCAAAGGATGCAACGCCTATCCGCCAGCCATTGGCGCGGGCTAGGTTGACGCACATGTTCATTGTCCAGGTTGACTTGCCATGCCCGGGAATGCCCGTTACCACGAGCAGCTCACCGAGCCAGACACGAAGATAGGGGTCGAGATCGGGCCACCCTGTAGAATAGGTTCTCGGCTCGTCCAGCTCGGGATAATCCGATAGCAGGTAGATACCTTTGACCGGGTAGGGCTTCGCTTCCGTCAACACTCGAACGACGGCGTCGGGACCGAAATTCATCCTGACGTCGTTCAGATCCTTGCAACCTTCCGGATAGGTCACGAACGAGCATCGAGCCGCACCGATGCGACGAACAAGCTCGGCAGCAAGGCGACGGCCGGGGCCGTCGTTGTCGACGGCGAGAATGAAACGCTTGATGCGTTTGATCCGGTGGCGATTGTTGAACACAAATTCGAACTTGCCGCGGCTATCGTCTTCCGGCGCCGTATCCTCGACTTGATCGGGGTCTTCGCCGTCTCGAACCGGCGGAGCCCCATCGGGAACACTGACGGTCGTATGAAAGCCACAGTCGATCGAGGTAAGGGCGTCGATCTCGCCTTCGGTGATGATCAATGCTTTGTGGCCGTCCTCCAACGCAGGATCGTCCATGCAGTCGGCGTTCCAGAACGTCTTGCGGCCGTTCTTCCGTTGCCAGAATTTCTTTCCCGGAGCTCGATACTTCTCGGCAACAGCACGACCGCCGTCGATGAACGGAAACACGACGATGTTGCCGGAGACATCAGGCTCGACAACGGTTTGTCCGTCTGCATCCGTTACAGCCTTACCCGTATATGCGCCGGAAAGTGCTGCGACGTTTGGGTCGATCTTCCGGTTTACGAACGCTTGAACCCCGATTTGGCCTAGCTTGGTCGTCAAAGTAGTCGCCTCCATGGAAGCCGCAATGGTGACAGTTGAATTGGATGCCCTGACTGTCTATCCGGACCGATAGACACGGCTCGCGCTTGTTTCGTCTGGTCGCTGAACACTTCGGGCAGATTGTTTTCTGGTTTCCCGATGTGACGCGCCTCAGTTGGATTTTGTAATCTCTCAGGATTTGCTCAGCAGTTTTCATATCCGCGGATCGGGACGCCTCGACCCGCCTCCCTTGTCGCGGATGGCGGCCGCAGCATTCGCTCGCTCGACCGCGCTGCGTTCCTTCTTCGCCAACGCACCGCTGACGGCGTTGAACCAGTTGTTGCCTTGGGCCACTGCCCACTCGTCGAGACCCCAAAGCTCTGCCTCGAGCGAAACGTGGGGAAATGCCTTTTTCCATTTCGCCAAGTCGGCGTCGGTAAGGCGAATTGCCTTGGCCTCGAAGGCATACTTTCCGTCGGCTGCGCTAACAACATCGTCAGATGTTGCTCTTTCTCTTCCCTTCCCTTCCCTTCCCTTCGTTGCCTGTTACATCCTCTATGACATTGCCTGTTACAGCGTCTGTCACAGAGGAATGACGTTGCTGTCCGCGCGCCTCTCTCGCTGCGGCAGTACGCGTTTTGTTACGACGAAGCTTGCTTTCTGCCTCTGTCGCAATCTCTGTAACGGTGCTGTGAAAGACCCGGCCGTCCCGGTGATCCCAGCCCTGCAGAATATCTACTTTCAGCGTTTCCCACTTCTCGGGGGAGCACATGGCCGCGTCGGCTAGAACGTCGTCATCGTCTTCGATGCTGCCGGCTGGGATCTCGTGCCAGGCGCGCATCCACAGGTTCACCATGTAGAAGGCAATCTCTGGATTTCGCTTGCACCTCAGCCACGCCTTCGACTTTCGAAGGCGCTCAATTTGCAGCGGCATGTAGGGGAGGCATTGCACGTCGAGAGCTTCGGTCATCGATCGAGATGACCTCCGGGAGCTCGGGTCTTATGGACGGGAAAAATCGCAATCTTGCGATGAAGCAGAAAATCAGTCGGCGTCACCGGCTTCTCGCCGATAAACATGTTCGCGAAATGGTTCCACGCGATAGCCGCGGTCCGGCCGTCTCGGAAGTCGAGGGTCTTATCGGCCTTGATCTTCGCCAGCCGGAACGTTTCCCAGGCTTCCAGTTGCTCCTCGGTGGTGGCCTTCATGCGCGGTGAGCGTCCGGCGAACGCATTTTTTGCGTCTACGAGGCGCGGTTTAGGACTTGCGGCTTAGTTCATCTGCCATGACGCGCTCGATCATCTCGGGATCGCATTGTTCATCGACGAGGAACTGGCGGATTCCACCATCCCACGTCCGTATGTCGGCCAGGAGATCTCGAAGGTCGTCAATTCCATTTTCGGTCAGGCCTGTTGTGCCATCTTCACTGCCATCGCGGACATATACCAGTTCGCCCTCGGCGATATTGTCTGAGTT